CGGCTATTACCACGAGCGTTCAACTCCAACTAGTCGTCGTCTTGCACGACAGCTAGCGTTGAACATCGCTGGTAATATCACTACTTCGGTTACGCCGGTCCAGACTGGACCAGTGCCCGAAGCTTTTGACTTGGCAGTAATGCCTACCTAACTCGCGTTAGGTTGTCCGATGTGCCCGTAAAGGGCAAACCATCTTTTCACTTAAGAAAGATTATATGCCACGTTTTCGTGACTGGTTATCTCCATGGAACCTCAATGAAACAACAGCAATCATTCAGGAACTCGCACTTGCACATGCCCGGGAGGGCGGTGAGCAAGGGGAACGCATCGCTAATTGTATTACTAGCGGTGATTTTCTTGCTTTGTGCAACTATCGTCTTGACTATCAAACTTCCTCCACCCGGGAGCTCCGACACTGTCGGCAGGCCCTCGGATACTACCAAAAGCTCGGTTGTCTTGAGCTCGGAATAGATAAGAGGAAGGTTGCAGAAGAGGCGTTTTGGGAAGCCGAACGTGCTTGCTTAGATACCAACCGGTTCTTCGCTTTACTCGAGGAGGGCGATCTTTCAATCGACCCTCGTGTGAGCGCGGTATTACACCGTGCTTCACTTAAAATATCTCGTGTACTTGGCGATGTTCCGACTTTCTCTGAGCTACAGTATCGTTTCGGCCCTGGTGCAACCACGCTCTCAAAAAAGAGAGTTGCCAGCGTAGTTGAAAAACTGCAAGCTGGCATTTCGTGTAGCGAAGATCTCCTTCCGTATGCATCACGCATACTCGAGGAGATGCCCCACTTATCTGCTCTTCATTCTCGGTCGAACTATTCGAGCGTTGGAGACAGGCAAGAGTGGGACAGCGTCACTGTTACTGTTACTAATGACGTTGTATCCTTCGTCCCGAAAAACGCAAAGACGGATCGTTCTATTGCTGTTGGGGGTACATTGAACCTCATGGTTCAACTTGCCCTTGGCGACTATATGAGCGACCGGCTGGCCGCGTTTGGAGTGAACCTTAAAGACCAATCCCTTAATCAGGAGTGGGCTCAATTGGGTTCCTTAGACGATAGTATAGCAACTATTGATCTATCATCAGCCTCCGACACAATCGCAACCGCGCTTGTGTACCACCTCCTTCCTTTTGAATGGGCAGTTGCCCTCGACGTATGCCGTTCCTCCAAAGTGGAGTTAAACGGAAAAGTCGTAAAACTGGAAAAATTCTCTAGCATGGGAAACGGTTATACGTTCCCTTTGGAATCGCTCATCTTCTGGGCGATATCCTCATCTGCGAGTAACGACGACTTCGCCTCTGTTTATGGAGACGATATCATAGTTGCAAGCGAGAGTGCATCTTTCGTCTGCGAATGCTTACGCATCTGTGGATTCAAGATAAAC